TAGCTGTACCAAAACTAGGCAATTGAGGAAGTACTCCTGCAGGAGTAGTACCTGCAACTGGTAAATTTGTAGCAGTAGCAGTAGGGTTAACACCAGCTAGTGTGGATGCAGTAAAAGTAGTTGGTGTCGTAATCTGTCCTATATTTGCTGGCGTAACTGTTGGTTGAACTGAGGTAGTAGGCTGTCCAGTAATAGGATCAAGTGTATTAACGGTTTGCGTTTGCGCAGGCTGTAAAAAGGAAGTATTAGGAACAACTCCTTGAGTAGACGGATTAACAGAATTTGGATCAACAAGGCCACCTACAGGAAATTGTGGCTCACCCTGTTCTTCTTCATCATCTACGTATTCCATATCAATTACAGAGAAAGGCATACCACCGGGATTAAACATGGCATCATCAGGAATGGATGCCTCATCTGGATTTCCCATCTGACCCATAGCGTCCATTTTTTTATAGCCCATTTTAGCTTCATCACGCAACTTCATAAAATGGTCTACACCAAAATAACGAACTACGTCTTCTGGAATAACCATTTCTCCTTTACTGACATTTGCTTCAACGTCATCACGTACTCCTTCTTGAGTACCACCGGGAGGAACTTCATTTCCAGAAACAGGATCTATATCTCCACCTTCTTGCATCAATCCCATATCATTATTTTCTTCTTGAAACATATTCATTTGATCATCTAAAGCCATTATTTATTCCCCATTACGTTTTGTCTTAAACTCTTAATATGTTTTAACAATTCAATAGCACCTTGCGCTTTATATAAAGCTACATTCTCTTGAGACTGCTCCAAAATTTTATGCTGCTGTTCAACTAAAAAATCTAAATAGTTAGTTAGATTAGACCACTGGCGGCTGTTGTTGAACAGAGGGTGGAGCTTGCCCCATAGTTCCTCCTGATTGCTCATTACCTGTAAATCCTTGTTCTTGTGGTGCAGGTGCCTGCCCCGTTCCTATAGCTCCCCCGCCTGTACCTGCTGTATCTTGTGGGTTCATACCGGGAGGAACTTGCTGTGGCTCTTGTGGTTGCTGTGGCTGAGTAGCCTGAAACTGCTTAAGAAGCTCTGCTTGTATAGCTGCCTCTTCCATACTGTTAGCAACTTTCTCTGGATCAAGGCCCATAGACTTTGCAATCTCTGCAATAATATAATGAAACTTAGCAAAGGGAGCTAACGCTGGATTACTAGCAACACCTAAGAATTGCATTAACCTCTGGCTCCTAACCTCATTCGCCATTAAACTTTCAGTTCCACGTGCCTTAACTTCCAAGTCTCCCCTAAGTTCAGGATCAAAGTCAAACTGCATATTAAACTGAAAGAAGCCTTCGCCCAGTGGGTGCAATAAGTAATCATCTATATTTTTAATAACATTTTTAATTGCACCAGAAGCGGCATTCATTAACATACTAATGCCACTTGCAGTTCTACCTGTTCCTGCTACACCTGTCTGACCATGTGCAAAGGAAGGAAAGCCCGTACTCTCATCTGCAAGCTGTCTGGCCTTATCAAATAATTGTATATTCTCATTAGAGACATTAGGGAACTTAGTTCCAAAGATAGCCTGTCCCGGTGCCCCACCTTGCCGCCTGAATATCTTACCGGGGTATACAGATAGATCCTGTCCCGGTACTAGATTAGTTTCGTCAACCTCTATAATTAGATTACCTGATAGTACAGCGTTATCTACTGACATACGCATAAAGCCATTCATAAGAGCTTGCGTATCTTCCATGTTCTCCGCAATACCTACACCAAAGAAACTATATGGGTTCAGTTCATATGGAACAGCCATGTAAGGAATACGTACAGGTTTAAATGGATTGATTACCAATCTAATGATCTTACCTTGGCACAACCATATGTTAGCTTGTACCTGCTCTGCATCGTCAAACTCTTTAGGCAAGTCCACATCTTCTGAATCAAGATAATCTTTATCTAAGATACCCCAGTATTCTAGTACTTCAAACCTATTAACATCGTGATGAAGTTCATAGTCAGCTAAAGTATCTTCCCATGATTCCTTTAAATAGGATTCACCCATCTCGACACATTCTTCAATAACCTTCTCTCTAAAGAAGGGCCTACGCTTTAATGCGCGTAGTTGCGTCCTGCTTAATTTATGCCGCTCAACTACGTACTGAGCTTCATCCATGTTATTTGCATCTGGATCAGGATAAAAATTCCATACACTTACATGATTAAGTTGCGGAATTATCTTTATTCTAGGCGTGTATTCACCTTCTTCTGACCAATCAGGGTACTCTTTGTTAACAGCAAACGGACCTTTGATAATACCTGTCCCAAATAAAGCCATTTCAAAGGCAGTGCTGCGTAGATGTTTGGAAGCATTGCTTTCTTCAAGCTGATCCATAATCTTCTTTTCCATCTTCTTAGCAGCTACCATAGCAGGACTAAACGTAGCAGCGGTAGGAGTACCACCTATGCCTTCCTTAACATCGATACCTTCTAACTTATCTGCTAGCGGGCCTAGCTCTAAGCTGTTAAGAGTTGAGCCGGGAGCTAATTCATTGCCATCATCATTATGTCCATACGGATTGGTAACTTCTTTTAGTTGCTCTGGTTCCTTTGGATCAAAGGTTACATTTCCTGTAACACCTTCAGGAAGTACGGTAGGCTCAATACTCAAAGGAAACTTCTGCCCAGCAAAAAGTACATCTACAATTTGCCCATACGCAGCTAATGTTTTAGTTTTAGTTACCTTAATAAAGATACGAGATTTTTCTGCTGCCGTAAATTGAATATCCTGTCCGTACAAACCCCTGTAATTACGATACGCCTTTAACCATCGCTCCTCATCTGTGTCACGATAATCTTTTGCACGAGCAAACTTATCCTCCACAAACCTAACAATGGGGCTATTACCAGAATCTTCTTCCTCTGAAGAAGTTCTAATATCCTCCATAGCCATGCCTTGATCTTCAATTATTACATTGTCTTCTTCGGCCATTTAATTTTCCTTAATACCCAAATGTTGCATCTGCAGGTGTATATTTACTAGTTAATAAATTATCATCAAAATCAAATACATTAAATCTTGGTCTTGTCATTACACCGTATCGTAATGCATCGTATAAATGATCTTCCGATTTTGTATCCACGTCTTCTGAATTACTTTTATCTAGTGGTATAGATGGTAATTGGGATATAATATTTACACAATTACTAAAAAATACTATCCTTGGTTCTTCTGTAAACTCATCCACTTGTAAACGTCTATGTATTTCATTTTTACCAGATACTCGACTACCTTTACTTCTATCTGAAGGACGCCATCGACAACCCTTCATAATCATTTGTTCAGCTAGGCTAGGTCCAGTATCACCTCTCTTATGCCACAAAGAACTATCTAATACCCCATACTTGATTGTTCCATCGTGTTGTTCGAGTTCTAAAACCATATCCGCTAAATCAGTAGCTAGTACTTTAGACACATACAATTCTCTATAAACAATTAACTGTTCATCTGGTGCAACGGTAAACCAAACTACTGCACTATACGAACCATATCCATAATCACATGCTCTAAACTTAACCCAGTTAGAAGGAACCTTAAAGGGTTCAACTACATGTACTTCTCTATTAAACTCTGTGAAGGCTGCACCTTCTTTTATATCCCAATCACCATTTAACAATTGGCGTCTTTGTTGTTCCGGTAGTGACAAAAGCATTGCTTCATAATCACCAGACTCTGCTAGGTAAGGATTATCTGCTAGTATAGCAGGTATAAACTTACGCTTAAATAAAGCATCTCCCTGTTTACTATGCCCTTCAGGATAAAGCATCTGCTTGCCTGTTTCAATATCAGTAGCATTAAACGCTTTGTTTGGCACAGCAGGATCAATAAACATTTTCTTAACCCAACCATGTCCCCTACCTCCGGGGTTAGTTGTTGCTCTCATATAGATAGGCAAATCAGGAGCAGTGGATCGTAGACGAGAGCGCATGTAGTTCCACGCGAATGGGGTAGCCCATTGTGTCAACTCGTCAAAGCCTATCCAGCTAAATGCCAGACCCTGATAGCGCGCTGCATCATCGTCTCTATCTAAATAAGACATCCATAGACGCGCACCAGAAGGCGCGACCCACTGCATCTTTCTTTCTGACCACTTAATTCCCGGCCAGATTTGCGGATACAGTTCCTGTGACTTAAATATTAGCTCTCTTAGTTCTTCTGTTGTATGGCGTAATAATAAGCCGCTAAAGCTTGAGTGACCCATATAACGTAATGGATCAGCCAACATCGCATATGATTTACCACCTCCTGCTGCCCCTCCGTATAGTACTTCTCGTTCACTAGCAGCTAAAAATTCAGTCTGTGGTCCCTCATTAGGTTTAAAGATAACAATATGTGTATCTTCTATTGAGTCTTTTTTATCTATATGTATCTTACTCGGAGATGCCTCTTGCACCTGTTCTTTCTTTTTCAATGGCTTCCGCTTTGAGGATTGCCTTTTCCGCATAGTCTGCCCATCTGCGGATGCTAGTAGCTTGATCTTTACGCTGTCGCTCATGGGCTAATCTTTTCCTTAATCCTACATGTGAAATGTAACGACCAGTACGAGTACTTAACCAGTTAGCTACTTCTCTATACGAATATTGTTTTATATATTTTCTAGCTTGTTCTAATGCTTCCAATTCCAAAGGTACAGGTAATAGTAATTCTTTATCTTCAGTATCTACTATATACCCAAAAGGAACTGTCCTAGCAATACGTGGTATTTTTAACCATTCGCCTTCATCTTTTAAATCTGTAGGCTGTGGTAATTTCCAGACACCTACTTCTCTAGTCATCATCCGAAATATTTTTAGCTGGTAGTAGCATTATACCACCAGAACTTTCTACTTGCAACTTCTCAGTTTTAACTAAACCACTTCGATCTAACAGATCCCGTGCAGCAGCCATCTTTTCTTTTATACCTAGCTCTGTTGGATCTGTAATACCACTAACCATAGCCATAGCTGCCCTAGGAGCATTACGAGCCATGAATAGCTGCGTAGCTTCTAGCACCTCATCTCGCAAACCTTTAATGATTTCTGTAGTACTGGTACTTTCTGCATACCCTGCTATTAATTTAGCTTTTACTACATCTCCCGCTGCTGTATCAAACAGCGCGGCAAGAAAGGCTTCTTGTTTCTCTGTTAAGTTTTTGCTCATACTATTTAAATACCCTGTCTTATTTAGCTGGCGGCGGGCCAGTGTAACTACGTAGCTTACGTCCAGATAAGTACATACGTTTTCCCTCTGCTAGCCTTTTATTATAGGATTTCTGTTCTTTAGAAAGTGACCGGGTAGCTACAGTTGGCCTTTT